TTATCATATATAGGCATTTCAGAAGAAGAAACTGCTTTGTATCTGTTAGTACCTGAACCTGATATAAAAAATACTAAAGAACCAATGTTATCTATATTACCATTGTCTTTCATTACAACACCCATATTTTTATCTTCAGAGTGCCATATGAATTGGTCTCGACTATATGGTGCTTTGAATCTCCATTCTATCGTGTCAGGAAATCCTGGTGTATCACCTGCTACAGAAGCAGATGCTACTTGCCAAGTAAAATCAACTTTTTGACCTCCTTGAAATCCAAGAGCCTTTGTAAATTTTCTATCTATTGCAAAGTTAACAGAACTATCAGTATCAGGTCCACCATATTCACGAACTCTCAATATAGAACTTGGTATACCATAACAATTAATTAATCCTTTTAATGCTCTTACGGTACCTTTCGTCTTTAAGAAGAATGGCATATTAGCAATAATTCTTGACCATATCTCACGTGAAATATCTTGTTCAGTTCTTTCTATTTCTTTAAATGTACCTGATACAGAACCACTCGCTTGTTGACCTAAAACAAAGTTTGGTAAATCAATTAAATCTTTACCATCGTGTAAAGACCATCCAAGACTTTTTGCTAATGAATAATATAATTGTTTTGACAATCCTTCTGTTACACTATCTCTTCTGTCATTAACTTCACTCATATGTTTTGTAAACAACCATATTTTATCAAAAAACTGACCGGCCATTTTTAAGAAATCTAAGTAAGCATTATTGTCTTGAGTTTTTACAAACTCAGGTGTATTGTTTATAAGTGAATTTCCATTCAATGTGTCATATAAAGAAGCACTTACTATTTGTCTATCAAACCAATTTACAGCAACTGATTCTGAAATAGAGTATAGAACATATGGATTGTTCATAGTTCCTGTACCACTTTTCTTTGGCCAAGCATTATCGTATTCTTGTCCTAAAGAAGAAGTAGCATAAGAACTTGATTGATAGTACATATAATGTTCAAACGGGTCAAAACTATTTTTTACATCTCGTATTCTTTCGTGCCAAACATCAACTTGTTTTCTATCTGTATCGTAAGATGCTTGAGTTAACGATGCCGCACTTGAAGATTCTACGGTATAGTTTTCTATTAATTGTAATTTGTATTTAAAATTTCTTACTCGTTTTTCAGCTGAAGAAAAATGTATAAATTCTCTAAATCCTTTTTTATGTTCTATATTTAATTCTGCGTCATCTAAAGAACCTGATAATACTTTATCTTGTAGTGCTTCTTTTATAAAAGTATTTGAAGAAAGAATATCGTCTTCTTTTTTGAAAGTAGTTGCTCTTGGTCTAAAAGGACCTTCTGAATCTTCAAGTTTAGGACTTAATAAAACTTGACCTCTTATTGATTGAGGAACGTAATCAATTAAATCTATACTATCTTCATAAGGTTCTAACATCTCTTTTACAATAGTAACACCATCAAACTCAGAAACAATATTATCTAAAGCTTCATACAATTTGTATACAACACCATGTGGATAATTAGGTTCGTTTATAGTATCTACTTTAAAATTAGTTGTTAAATATTTATTTCCACGTACTTCTAAATAAGTTCTTAATTCTTCATCATCGTTAACACGATATCTAATTTCAAAATCGTTAAATGGCTTAGTAACATCACCAGGTAAACCATTTCTTGTTACTTGTGTTCTTCCTGTGTTAGCAGGAGTTTGTAATGCACCTACTTGTTGACCTACTTCATCAAAACTTTTATCAAGTTTTACTATGTCAGTTCCTTCAACGTTAACTATGTTACCTATATAATCTGCATACAAACTTTGATTTGTAGTCTCACCAGGTTTTTGAAATCTTAAATCAAAATCATCAGCCCAAACAATACCTTGAGAAGATTCTCCTAACACACCGCCTACTCTGTGACCTTCTACTATAAGTTCCATTGGTTCGTTTAATAATATGTTAGATGGTATACCGGCACTACCTTCAAATTGTTGCCAAGCATTTTCTGTAGCATTGATAGCAAAATTATCATCTTCTGTTCCTACTAAGTCTGCAAAGTCATAAGTTAGTGATGCGGGTGAATCACCTTGATATTCCCAAACTGCTTCAGGTCCATTCCATTTCCATTTACCTCCCGGAGAAAGAGTACCATTTCTCAATGGGTCATTACTAACAGAAAAATCACAATTACCGCCATCAATATTAGGTGCACCTAATCGTGTAGCTTGAAATAATGTTAAACTTTTAAGAGTTTCAAACAACCTTTCTTTTGTTCTAACATTATATTGATTTGCACTTCGATTCTGATTTACATTACCTACTTCTATAAAATTTTTAGAAGACAATGGCCACGGTATTAAATCACCTATTTCAGCAGCGTCTATTGCATCTTTAGCACCTTGTATAGGATTTTCTCCTGCATCTTCTTGTGGCACATCACCAGGACCTGCTGATATTTCTCCGTAATTGTTTGCAAAAGGATTAGCACAACCATATTTTACGTATAAATCTTTTACACCAACACCAGGATAAACATCTGATACTTGTTTTGGATAACCTGCTAAATAAGAAGTGATATCCTTGCCAACAGAATTTTCTGTTGCATATACTTGGTCACCAATTATACCAACGATTTTGTCTGAATTATCATCGCCCCAAATAGCATCCCATTGAGTTATTCCTTGTCCAAACCAAGGTTGGAAGTAGTCATCATTATTTTTAAACGGGTCAATAATACGAGCACCACTTGCAGTTTTTGCTCTTGCAGGTGTACCTGTTGTGTTTAATAACCAATATCTTGGGTTACTACCATTACCACTATCTTCAAAAACTGAA